CGCGGCTACATCACCGAGATCACCCGCGGCGCGCACATCAAGATAACCCATCCAACACGACGGGGGCTGGTGTTCACCAGCGCCACCCCCGGAGACAGCCAGCGCGGCCAAAAGAACCTCGACCGCGATCTGCGAAAAACCTTTGGCGAGGAGACGGGACCATGACGGCGAGTGCTTATGTGTACGGCTGGATCGAGCCACCGGACCCCACCGCGCGCGGCTTCTGGTGGATCACCCGCCGGGAGGCCGACCATGCCCCTGGCTACGGCGGCCCGCCGCTCCTGCCCGACATCAGGGTGTGCTGGGAATGGAATGTCGAGGAGGCTTGCTGGATCAAGGGCACGCTGCGCGACCGACAGAACCGCGAGATTCCCCACAACGTGGTCATCCACGCCAACAACGGCTGGCGCATCGAAGGGCCTGGGGAGAAGTTGGTGTCATGAACGATTACCGTGACAGCACGAGGCTGATCCTGCACGCCGCCCTGCGGCACGTCCCTGATGGCGTGGAGCGCGCCAGCGCCGTCTTCGCGGTCGATGTGCTGATCAACGAGATCGTCGCCCTGGAAGCCGAGAACGCCGATCTGAAATGCCGCGTCGCCAGGGCACAGGCGAGCCTCACCGAGATCCGCGAAGACCTGGAAGCGCAAATGGAATTCTGGAAACCCGATGGGGGCAAGGCCTGATGCTGCACCTCACAAGCTGTGAATGCCTCGGCCCCGTCCCGGTCCATGAAGCGGACAATAAAAAACCCCGGAGCCAAGGCTCCGGGGTACAGTGGGGGTGTGACAGCGGTCGCGGGGAGCGACCGCCGTCAGATCATGCCGAGCAACCAGAGAATCAGCACGATAATTAGCACCGTCGAAAGAACGCCGGTCGGCGCGTAGCCCCATTCCATCGCGTAAGGCCATCGCGGCAGCACCGCGATCAGCAGCACGATCAGGACCAGGAAGATGACGGCGTTGCGTGGCATGGCGATCTCCTCAATGTGTCGCCAGCTTCCTGGCGATCTCCCTGGCGGCACCGACCGCCACGTTCTGCTGTGTGGCGTCGGGGATGTTGTCCTTCGACCACGCCAGATATATAACGCCAACGAAACTTTCCGGGTTGGGCGGGATCGGGATCGCGCAGCCAAGCGTCATGCCCCGGTCGGCCAGCCGACGCGCCAGCGGCGAGCCGGTGGTGGCGAGATCGACGCACGCGGGACGTCCGTCCATCACGTCGATGAGTCCCCTGAGATCACTGGTATGAACGATGACCGGCAACCGGCGCGGAGCCGGGATCACCGGTCGCTCGCCGTCGTGGCGACGCGCGCCCAGGAACCATTGTGAATTGCTGGACAGATCGACCGCCCAGATCTGCACCAGGTCGGCGCTCGTTTCGGTGGACAGCTTCTCCAGCGCCTCGGGCACCATGTCGTTTCGCAACTCGGGCGAGGATGGCGTCAGCCACGCCTCGATGATCTCGTCACGCTTTTCGTAGACGATCCAGCCGGTGCCGCAGATGATGAAGGCGACCAAAACGAAGGCGGCTTTCCACGGCTTGTCGCCGATGAAGGTCAGGGCACGGTCGAGATAACCAGTGCCCTGACCCGCCACGGTCAGGCTCCCGACACGACGACGTCGCCGGGATCACCGGTCGTATGGATCAGCAGACCCGCGCCCCTTGGTACCCGTAGCGTCAGCATGCCACCCGAGACGGACCCCGGCACGATGAGTGAGATGAAGTCGAACTCCTCCTCCATGGCCACGGGAGGGCGCGGGTGCGGGTGCCGCTCCGGTCGCGCTGGCCGTTCCGGCACCAGCAAGGGTGGACGCTCGCCCAGCCACTCCGCTTCCAGCGCCGCCTCGGAGCCTTCGTAGGCGTCCAGATCGACGTTACCGACGATGCCGGGGTTGTGCCCCTCGTCGGTCCATTGCCATAACCAGGGTTTGTCCCAACCGGGCGGGCAGACCGGCTGGTCGGCGTAGTGCGCCAGCCAGAGGCGGCACTTCGCCAGGGTCGCGTTGGGTGATCCCAACGCTTCCTTGGCGACGTTGCCGCTGTAGAGGACCGGCAACTGGCCGGTCAGCCCCTCGACCTCGGTGACGAAGGTCACCGCCTGACTGAGCGACATGGTGCCGGTGGAATTGCTGGTGTTGTCCTCCCAGTCGAGCGCCAGGAGTTCATCGTCATCGAAGTCGGCCAGGAAATTCCGCACCTGGGCCATGACGTCGGACCCTTCCGCGAAATGATAACGCCCGAACAACAACCCCGCCTTCCGGCATCCCTCGCGCGCCGCTTCGAACATGGGATCGCGATAGCCGGTGCCCTGACTGAATTTATGGATCACGCCGATCACGCCGCTACGCGCGACGGCGCTCCAGTCGGTCACCTCGTTCCAGTGCGAGATGTCGATGACGGGGCTGTTCTTGATCATGTCAGGCTCCCGCGTGAGAGGCCCCGTTCGCCGTGGGCGGAATGATTACGCCCTCACCCGCTTCGCGCTGCGCCATCGTGGCTTTCATGTCGGCTTCCTGAAATTGCCGGATCACCTCCTGAATGATCGGCGCGGCCTGGCGGAACGGCGCGTTGTGCAATGCGTCAAGCACATCGTTCCACTGCCGTCCTTCAAGCGTGATCGCCAGCTTCTGTGTCATGTCCATGGTGTTCTCCTATGCCGCCAGGCGGCTCTCCAGTTGCACGATGCGCCGGGTGGCGGCATCGAGTTGCTCGCGTGTTGCGTTTAACAGGTCGTGCAATTCGCGTAAGGCGTTGACCGCCGCCGCCAGGATCGGTGTGTCGGTCACCGCCAGTAACGGTTCGGGGTTGTCCGGATCACCCGTATCCACCCAGGTGCGAACCGCTTCGGGAATGAAAGGCCGGATCTGCTGGGCGCTCCAGCCGATCTGGGGGATGCGGTGGTCGTCCGTCTCATCGCCCACCGGACGCTTGATCCGGGTGTAGCGGATCGGCTTCAGTTCAAGGATCTGAGCCAGACCCACTGTCGCATTGACGACATTCTCCTTGATACGGATGTCGGACAGGTTGGCGTAGCCGCCATAGCCGCCGAACCCGGCCAGCCGGTTCTCGATCCAGCCGTCGTTCCGCATGATGATCTGCGGACCCCGGTCACCTCTGTAATATTCCAGCGCCCAGTCGCCGCCCCAGTTCCAGTAGGCATTGGGGTTGAACTGCATGATCCGGCCATTGCCGCCGTAGCCCATCCACATGTTCTGATCAGCGGCGTAGGCCCGCCCGCGGCAATCCGAGTCGCCGTAGACGAGAAGGTTCTGGGTGATCAGCCCCGAGCGCGGATAGATGTTCCCATCGGTGCCAACCCGGAAGTTTTCCTGGTTGGCCTCGACAAAGCGCCAGTGTCCGTCGTTGCCGCGTTGCAGGTAGTAATTCGGCGCGACCTCGAAAAGTCCAGAGGAAGACCGCACCGCGCCAAAGAAGCCCGTGTTGGGTGTGCTGACGTGACCACGCAGATAGAACGTGCCGCCGGTATCCATCTCGGCGATCCGTCCGGTGCCCCAGTAAAATTCAAAGGCGTAGGCTCCGCGCCCCTGGCCGCTGACGATGAAGTTGGCGGCGTTGACGAAGTCGGTGCTGCCGTTGATCGTTACGTAATAGCCATGCGCGTTGGCCTGGAAGCCGTTATCGCCGACGCCGATGCGGACGCGCGTTCCGGTGGTGACGATGCCGCCGATGTAGGCGGTGCCGCCGACAGTCAGCGCGTTGTTGGCGGTGAGGTTGGCGGCGGTGAAGGTGCCCACCACCGATCCATCGCCCCGGCTGTAGAGATACTGGGAATCAACGCTGCCGGAACTGTTGATGTAGGCGGCTCCGAAATTGCGGACGACGCCAAGATCCTGGCCGACAGTCAGCGACGTGGTGTTCATCGAGGCCGACGTGACGTTGCCGCCGACGCCCAGGTTGCGATCCACGTTCATATCGAGCGTGGACCGGAGATAGCCAGCCGTGATCGCGTTGCCGGTGGTGACGTTGGTGGAGAAGGTGAACGCGCCATTGATGGCGAAGGCACCGTTGACCGTGGTCGGGGCGTTCAGCGCGATGGCGCTGGCCGCGAAGGTAAGCGCCGTGGTCGTCATTCCCGAGCGCGTGACGGTAAGCCAGTTCGTCGCCACGTTGTAAACATCGTTGACCAGACGGAAAGATAAATTCACCCCGGTGGGGACGATATCCCATATCTTCGTGTTCAGGGCGGCGGCGGTATCAGTGAACGCCAGGACGCCGCCACCGCCCGTGTTATTTATCATCAACTGCTGCGCGGTGATCCTGCCGGGGACGGTGACGTTGCCGCCGTTATCGACCCACAGTTCCCGTTCCGCTGGCGTTTCGTTGTAGATGTTGGTGGTTCCCAGGAAATTCAGGCGCGCGGTGGAGTTGGCGGAATTCTTCAGCACGGTGGTGCGGTTCAGCTTGTTTGGTGAACCGGCGGTGAAAGTGCCGATGCCCCACTCCATCTGCGCGCCGTCCGACATGCAGTAAAAACATTGCGCGCCCGACGTGAACCAGAAGCTGAACGGCAGACGTCCGGAGGTCGCGCCCAGAAGGTTGCAATCCGCCGCCGTGCCTGGCGCGTTGGTGGTTTCGAGGATAAGATTGCCGAGCATCAGAGCCGCTCCTTGATCCGGAATTTCCAGGCGTGGCGATCATGGAACCCGGCGATGTAGGATACGTCCGCCGTCACCGTGACGCGGCCATAGACCGCCTCGTTGGAACTGGTGATCGATCCCAGATCCGGAACGAACAGGATGTTGCCGCCGTAACGCGAGGTGCGGTCGAGGTTCTGCGCCTCGGTCCACAGTTCGCTGTCCGAGATGGCGTCGAAGGCGGCTTCCCAGCGGCGTTGCTGGAACCGATACGTTGGATATTCCTGGCCACCGCGCGACACCATTTCATCGACGGTCGAATCACGGCCATAGGTCGAATTCCACGTAAAACCAAGGCGCGGTATCCACGCCGGTCCCGCGTAGGCCAATGGTATGTTGATGAAATTATCGGTGTTCGCCGTGTCTGTGATATCGACCACGCAATAATCCGCGTAGACATCGGTCGGTGCCACCGCGACGACCTGGCCGTAGCCGGGTTGCGGTCCCGACACGGTGCCGCTCCAGATCAGGTTCGCCGGGTTGATGAACAGCGAGAACGTCACCGTGGCGGTCTGCGACAGGTTGGTGCGGAACAAGCCGAACAGCCGCCACATCTGCCGCGCCTCGGTGACGCGGAAGGTCGCCCCAAGCGCGGGCGTCAGCGCCCCCGCCACGGTCTGCCACGCCATCGAGGGCGCGCCGCTGTCGGTCTGAAGGTTGGTGATCGGCATCGTCGGCACCGACGATCCGGCGATGAGTGAGCCGGATTTGATCAGGTTTTTAATGCCCAGGACGGTGTTGCCCATCAGATCAGAACCCTCACGGTGACCGACGCGTCGGGCGAACGGAACGAATATCCAACGATCTGGCCGACCCGGCCATGCACCAGATCGTCCATCGGATAGACGATGGTGACGACGTGGCCGATATCGAGATCGACCCCGGTGAAGGCTGGCACGGTGACGTCGTAGAGCCGCCGCCTGACACCCCACAGCGTGCCCAGGTCATTCACCACGGTCTGGGCGTCGGCCTGGTTCAGCAGCGTGCCGGTGATCGGCGCGGGGTCGTTGGGGCGGCGGAACGCGGTCAGCACCGCCGTGCTACTCCAGTAGGCGTAGCTACCGGTCATCTCCACGAACTGCTTGTGCGCCGCCGACATCGAGGCGGTGTTCATGTCCGATGTCTGCACCGTGTAGTTGTGCGCGAACTCAGAGCGAATACGATACGGTGGCGGATCTAGCGTGGCGGGTAGCGGGATCGGCGCGATCTGCACGATGTTCGACAGGTCGAGGATGATATCGGAGTGGTAGTTCGCTGGCAGGGCGCGCAGCATGAACAGGCCGAGCCGTCCGTCGCGTTTCGAGATCAGCTTGCAGCCCGGTCCCGACAGCATCGCGGTCAGCACGTCGATGCCGGTGACCGCCGCGTCGGAGCCGTAGTAGCCCCCGGCGATATAAGGCCACGAGGCATCGACCGCGTTGAACGAGGCGACGTCGATCAGGTCGGCGGGCAGCAGCAGATCCTCGGTGAGGATGTAGCGCGCGATCTGGCTGAACGTGGTGGCCGCGCCCGCCAGCGGGAACTGCCCGGTCACATCGGCGGTGATCGCATGCACCGCGACCGAGCCAAGCTGGAACAGCCCGCGCGAGTTGTCGGTGCGATACTTCCCGGCGGGACAGCCGCCCACATAGAGATTGGTGGTGTTGCTGTCGAAGGTGATGACCTCCGCGCCACCCTCGTAGAGATGCACCACGGTCCCCGGCCCATCGGTGTACTGGTAGATCCTGTTCACCGGATCGACCAGCACCGGGGAGACGTTCCGCACCGGGTTGGCGGCGGTGCCGCCGCGCACCCGCGGCAGCGGTTTGCCCGACAGCGTTGGGGTTCCGAAATAGGTTCCGGTGCCGGAATATAGCGAGTTCTGATAGGGCCGGTCCAACCAATAGGTGGCGTCGCGCACCGGAATGGTCAGCGCGGTGTCGGACAAGAACCACGGGGTCGCGATCCCGGCCCACATGAACTGCAACGATGTGTAGGCGGGATCGCGATGATACTGGCGCGGGCTGTCCCAGGTTTTCACCCCGGTGAGGATACGCACGTTGCGCCCGTCGCAGTTCATCGTTCCGGCGATGTCGTCATACTGATCGTCGGCGTTGGACAGCACGATGGTGCCCCAGGCCGCGCCGATACCTGACGCCGCCATGTCGAGGTTGACCTTGTTGTCTACCTGGAACGCCTGATCCAATACGGGTGGGTAAGGAATAATGCCGCCCACGTCGGACGGCAAAGTGCGGTAGCCCAGATCCGACGCGAGTAGCCGCGCCGATACCTCGTGCGGATCTTCCGTCATCGCCAGCGCCAGATGCGGATGCGTCAGGTGACCCTCGGCGGTGGTCACCGTGACGATGCCGCCCGGTTTGTAAACATCGAGTTCCACGACCAGGAAGCGGATGTCCGGTCCTGGGATGTCGTCATAGTGTTCGATCTCGATGGGGGTGACACTGTCTTCCATGGTCAGTGCTTCCTCCCCGTTTTCTTCCATTCTGATAGCGTATGGACCGCCGAATATCCACAGCATCGCATGGTGTGCCCCATCTCAATCAAGATCGTTTCAGATCAGAAATTGCCGCCGTTATCGAGCTGATTGATGCTGGCTTCCGCCGCCGCCCAGAAGGTCGCCCAGGCTTCCGCCAGCACGTTGACCGCGTAGGCATAGTCGGTGCCGTTCTTGCCTGGTGTGGATGGATCGGCCTGAACGCCAAAGTTGTTCGGCCCCTGGTAAGCCGCCTGCGGCGTCGCCGTCATCATCATGTTGACCGCTTCGAACTGGGTTCCGGCCACGCCGGTATAGCCCGCCGACGCGGTGGCGATGGCGTCCTGCAACCGTTCCACGTTTGCATTGGTTTGCAGCAGCCGGGTAACGATCTGATTGGTCAGACCGCCAAAGCTGGTCTGGTTCGGAATGATAAGCGCGGCCATGTCAGTGCATCCTTTGTTGTTGTTCAAGTTCAAGTTGTTCTACGCGCGCCGTCAGTTGCTGAATAGCGCGTGCCATCGTCGCGATCAGCGGCAGTTCCCTGATTTGCGCGTAGCCTTCGCCTTCTTCGTAGTTGACGACCGCGAGCGGAATGACCTCCTCCACCTCATCGGCGATCAGCGCGCAGTCCCAGTGCTGGCTGACGGCACCGGGGACCGGCGGCAGAAGATCGAGTTCGTGGATCGTCAGTCTGTTGATCTGGGCAAGCGCGTCGATGGTGGCGGGCCTGATGTTGCTTTTAAGGCGACGGTCGGACCAGACGATTGACCAGCCCGCGAAGTTATTATCAGGCCACCAGATGCCACAGGTTCCGTTACCGTTGAGCATCAACTGATGACAAGCGACCCAGCCGCCGCCTATATCCTTCGACCTTATGAGATATCCCTGGTCGCCCTGATCCAGTTTCGCCCTGAAACCATAACCATCCCATGGAATGGCGACGGCGGAACCGTTCCACGGCGAATAGACGACGCCGGAAGAGTTGAGCCAGAGGATGCTGAACGTGGGACCGGCACCGACATCGCAGTTCTGATTTGGTCCCGCTGGGTCGCGCGTGTCGCGCAGTTCCACGTAGGCCCCGCCGCCATCGAGCCAGCATTGCACGCGGCCATTCCAACCGAACGCGGTGAATACGTTGGAGTAAGTCCGATATTTGATGCCGTGACTGCCGTCGCAAAAGACGTTGTGCGTGACGGTATCGCCGCCGATGTTGAGACTGCCGAAATAAGGACCGGAACCGGAATCAACGATCTGATTGGGCGTGTATGCGCCGATGTTCTTGAAGTTGTTGCTGACCCAGGTTGATGAAACCAGCGTGCAGGCATAGCCGCCGTTGGCGTATGTCGAGACATTCGTCCCGTCCCAGTTGAACGCCATCCAGTAGGCTCCGGTGCCCCATATGCCACGATACAGGATGCCGTAAACACCGTCATTGTAGACGTTGTGCGAGACGGTATCGCCCGAAACCGTGATACTGCCAAAAGTAGGACCGGAACCCCAATCAACGACCTGATTTGGCGTGTATGCCCCGATGGGCTTGAAAGCGCCGCCGACCCATCCGCGCGTGGCGACGGTGCCCTGGAAAGTGCCGTCGATGTATTGGTTGATGCAGGCGTTCGTCCCATCCCAGCCAAAGCCGATGATGTTGGATGAGAAGCTGCGATAGACGATCCCCGATGTCAGTGAGGCGTAGCCCGTCAGGTTCAGGTCGCCAGATGCATTCAGCGTCATCCGCGTCGTCATCGGCAGGGCGGCGTCCTTGGTCCCGCTGGCGTCGAGGCAGAACGACATAACCCCGCCAGCCTGTTGAATCTGGCTGGCGGTGCCGGTGGTCAGGTATCGCCAGGCCGATCCGTCGTAGTAGGCGTTGTGCGCGAGGTTGTTCAGCGTCACGCCCCAGCCGAACATCCAGCCGCCGAGAGCGCCGTTGCCCGTCGTCTGCGCCTGGGGCGCGAGAACGCCCAGGCCCAGGTTGCCGCGCCCGTCGAAGGTCAGTCTGCCGACCGGCACGACCGTGGCCCCGGCGGTGGACGTGTACCATGTCTGTAGCTGCCAGGTGTCGGTCCCGCCGTTGAGCATCATCCAGCCCGCGCCAGCGGCGATGGATTTCCAGTTCCCTGCACCGACATTGTCCACGTAGACGTTCGCGCCGATACCGCCGTTGCTGTTGGGCAGGATGATCATCTCGGTCTGGATGGTCCTGGCCTTCGCCGCCGCCGGAACCGCCACCCCCATCCCTAGGTTGCCGGTCATCACATCGCCGGATTTTTGCACATACCCGCCGCCCGCGATGGGCGCGTAATTGGCCACGACCCAACGTCGCGTCGCCGCTTCCATGTCCATTTGCGGATCGCGCGACAGTAATGTCGGCACCAACATCGTCACGTCGGAGCCATGCACCGCGATTGACGCCACGCCACTCGCGACGAGGTTCATCGTGCCGCCGGTTATCGAGAGGCCGTAGCCAGAATTCCACAGCGTGAGGTGGTTCGATGTGTCGGCGGGATCGCCGCCTGGGGCGATGTTGTTGACGAGGTTGATACCGCCATTCGGCACCCGTAGCCCGCTGTTGAGGGTCACACGTCCCGATGTGCCATCGATGATGAGCGGAAACACGGCACGGTTTTCATCGCTGACGACGTAATTACCATCCGTCCAGGTGCCAGCGGCCCAGGTGTGAATGTTGCTGACAGTGGAGAAGTAACGCGCTGGCTGACCTTGCGGCGTGTCCATGCGGATCAGATCGGAGTTCGCGCCATAGACATGGAACCGCGAAGTCTCGCGGCTGAATTTGGCGATTGAGCCATACGCGCCCGCGTCGGTGATGCGAGTGAACAGCAGATCGGAACCGATATTGCTGTTTCCGCCTGGTTCCGCCGACGCCTCGGCCTGGATGTTCCAGCGCGCCGCGCCGCCCGTGTAAAACTGCAACGTCTTCCATGTGCCAACCGGGCCGTCGATATTAACCTGTGGGTTGGCTCCCTTGAACGTGGCCTGACCGTTGACCTGAAGATCCGTCTTGATGTCGGCTCGCGTGCTGGTGAAGGTCGCCACCGATGTCGTGTTGACATAGAAATTATGGAACCCGGCGCTGACGTGGTTCACCGCGCCATCGTTGCTGATCGAGAAACCGTAGACCCCAGCGTAAAGGTCGATGTGCTTCGACAGATCTGTTGGCGTTCCGGTGATGACGTTCGGATTGAAGTCGATACCAGAACGAAAGCCCGCGTGTCCCTGCACTTCCAATGTTCCGGTGATAATTCCGCCGGAAAGTTTAAGATACCTTCCATCCGTGAAACCCTTCGACGCGATGAAGCCCACGTCGGAACCGTCCACCCACATCCTGACCGCGTTGCCCGTGCCGCTGTCGGCCCAGGAGAACGCCATGATATTGCCGCCACCCGTCACGCCATAGCCAATCCCCACGCCAGCCAGCGACATATTTCCGGTACTGGTCAGGTCCATGGCGATGACCCAGGTGCCATCCAGTTTAAGGTTCCGCCATTGGAATCCCGCGCCATACTCGACCGGCCAGGCGTTGATGAAATCCACCTCGCCGCGCCCCTGCGTGGCGTTCCATGCGAGGTATCCAGCCCCTCCCACGGGGGGCGGCGCGCCGATATTCTCTCCGAAAGAGAAACGGTTATGCGCGACGAGGCTGGTGTTGACGTCGAGGTTGCCGTTCACCGTCAGGTTGCCGGTGATCGTGTCGCCACCGACATTGACCCACCGCGCGTCACCCGCCGACTGGCTGATCGTGTTGGCTTCGAAGTATCGCAGTGTGACCGCTTCCATCGCGGAGCCTGGGTCTTTGCCAAGCGTGAACGACAGGCCGGAAGCGACGTAAGAGTTGGCGACCAACGCGACGGACGATCCACCTAGCCACAGCGGCTGATAGGTCGTCACGCCCGTGTTATCGACCCCCTCGATGAGGAAGAAGCCGTTGTTGGAGTTCATCCGCACGCCGTTGGTGCTGCCTCTGAGCATCAACTGAGACGCGCCATCCGGCCTCGAAATATTCAGTTCCTGTTCCAGCACGCCGTTGACCGTGCCGAGCATGCGGTACCATGGCCCCCAGCCGTTGCCCGCGTCGTACGAGTCATCGGTCGCGCGGTAGAACAGCGCCGGTCCCGCGTGGCGGCTCCGTCCGCCCATGAAGAACTGGCTCTTCCAACCGGCGTTGCTGTTGAAGCCCTCAAGGATGAGCGCGGTCTGATCGACGCTGGGTGGCCAGTTCGCGCCGCTGGTCTGGTTGGTGATCTGGCGCAGCCCGATGAAGGCGTTCACGGCTGTGTTCAGGTCGAGCGCGCCACCCGGATGCTGCACGACCGGAGCCACCCAGGCCCACGCCCCGGCCAGACGGCCATAGGCGACGGGTGGATTGTTCGGCGCGTCGTCCAGCTTCGACGCCAGCCCGGTGTTGACCCACCGCCGCGTCGCCGCGTGCATGTCCAGCGTCGGGTCGCGCGACAAGGTGAGATCGCTGCCCGCGCCCATGAAGAACGGCACCATCGCGGTGATCTGCGGGTCGAACCCGGCGGCACCGATCCGCATCAGCAAGGTGGCGCTGGAATAGAAATCGTGCTGACCGGCGACCGCGTTGTAGTTCAATGTCGAACTGGTAACGGTGAAGCCGTAGGTATTGCCGACCGTCGAACCCCACAAGGTGATGTGCTTGGAGGTGTCCCGCGCGCTGGTCGTGACCGAACTATCGAAGTCGATCCCGGCGTTGTTCATGTGTAGCCGACCGACAAGCTGTCCGCCAGACAAAGGCAGATACAAAGTCCCGGCGGTCCCGGTATCCAGCTTGTTGGCGTTGAGCCATTCCAGCGTGGCCTGGACGTTGGTCGTCCCGCCGACAGAGGGGATCACGGCGATCTGCGTGGCGGTGAAGTAAAGCAGACCCAGTTTCAGATGCACCCAGGAGGTGCCGTCGCAGATCAGCCAGTCATGCAGGACGTAGGCTTCGTAAGGGATGTTCGATCCCACCGCGGGCGGGAAGCCGTTCTCGATGACGATGACATAGAAACCCTTGTTCGCCGCTGACGGAAACGGCAGAGGACCAGGGTTCGGCGTGACGCCAGACGTGACGGTGAACTGCGTCGAGTCGGTGGTGACATGGCACTGGCCGACGAACACCAACGTCTCGGCGAGCGCCTGGATTTCTTGTTGAAGGATCGCGTCCCGCGCATCGACGTAGTACTTGCTGGTGACGTGCCCATCGTTCGTCGGATCGGTGGTGGGGATCGTCAACATCCCGACCATGGTGTCGCCGGTTGTATTGACCCACCGGGCATCGCCCTGCGTGAACGTCGGGTAGCTGGCCTGAAGGAATTGCAGCGGCACCGCGTGCTTATCCAGCGTCGGATCACCGGCCAGGAACAGCGGCACCGCCACGTTCACCGCGGTGGCCGTCCAGTTCATCGTGCCGGTGCCGCCAATCGACACCGCCAGCGTGCCGGGGGACGCGCGATAGAGGCCGGTCGCCGCCTCGCTGCCGAACGAATAGCCGGGAATGGCGGCGGTCCCGTCCGTCGCCCTGAGAGCGTTGCCGAACGAAATACTGGTGCCCGCCACGGTGATCTTCGCGCTGCCAATCGCGGAGATGACCACCTGATTGGAGCCACCGGACAGCCCGGTCACCGCCGAGCCAAAGTGCAGCGATGGGATGATCGCGCTCCCGGCTGGCAGACCCAAGGCTCCGGTCATCAGGTCGCCGGATTTAACGACATATCCGCCCGCGACGATAGGCGCGTAATTATTGACCACCCAGCGTTTCGGCACGGCCTGGAGATCGCCGCTCACGCCAGCGACCGGATCTCCGGACAGGGTCAACAGACCGGTCATCACATCGCCGCCCTTGGCGACGTACGTTCCGCCCGTGACCGGCGCGTAGGTGGCCACGCCGTAGCGTTTGGTGACCGGCTCCATGTCGGTCAGCGGATCGCGGAACATGATCAGCGGCACATACATGTCGGCACTGGCGGTGCCACTGAACGACATCGCCCGCAGACCGCCCGCGATGACATTCAACTGGCCAGAGGTGATGCCGAACCCACCCCAGCCGTCGAACAGAGAAATGTGCGCCGAGATATCGTTGTTGTTGAGGCCAAGCCGCTGACCAAAAGACAGGCCACCAGACATCTGGTCGCCGGTTTTCTGCACGTAACCGCCACCGGACGCGGGCGCGAAATTGGCCTGAACCCATTGCATGGGCACCGCTTCCAGCGGCAGCGTCGGGTTGCCCTTCAGGTAGAGCGCGGACGAGAAGCTGACGCCGCCCAGGCCACTGGTCGAGAAGGCCACGGCGGTATTGGCATTGGCACCCGGCGTGATCGTCAGACCGTTGTTGCTGTTGGCCTGGGTGAAGTTGAGGCCGATACTGAGTTGCGAGTCGATCCATGTCATGCGCGTGCGGCGCATGCCGAACATGATCGGCAACGCCGAGCCATCGTCGTTGAACGGACGGATGTAAAAATTGGTGCCCTGGTTGGTGCCGGTTACCTCTGCCTCGGTGGAGCCGAACTCCACCGCCCACCGCGTCTTGCCCTTGCGCGACGACTGGAAATAACCGGCGGCGGTGCCGTCCGTCGTGGTGTCCCACTTGATCCCCGGCCAGGAAGATCCCGTCGCCGTCACGTAGATATTCGCGTCGGTCGGGTGCTGTATTCGTAACGGACCTGTAAGGGTGCCACCCTCCAGGGGCAACCACTGATCGGAATTCACCCCCATGACGGCGATGGCGACATGGGTGTTGTTGGCGAGGGGAAAGCCGATGGCGTTGACCGGCGTGACCGGGACCGTCGTCCAGCCACCCTGATCCAGCACCGTGCCGGATACCGTGTAGCGCGCCACGCGGGTATGATCGGTGATGCTCTGGAGGCTGATTTTCTGGCCGACGACCAGAGACAGGAAGAAGTTCGTCCAGTCCTTTCCCGCCGCCGACACCTGATCGATAAACAGCATCGTCGCGTCGGACTGGTTGGAAATGTTGAATCCCATGTTGCCGACGCCGGGATCGGTGAACGCGGTGGTGGTTTTGAGGGTGTACTCCATCACCGTGATGCCGCCAGCCGCGAGTTGCTGGACCGCCGTGTCGGTGTAGTTCTTGGTCACCGCCTCGGTCGGGTCGAGCGGCTCGCGCGACAGGTGGATCGGTCCCAGCATCTGACCACCGGTCAACGGCAGCGAATCACCGCTGGTCGAGACGTGGGCATCGACGTAGGCGCGGGTCGCCGCTTCCATCGGATCGCCCGTATGCGGATTGTCATACAGGAAGAGGGGGCCACTGAGGCGGCCACCGCTCGTCGGCAGGAAGGCGGACCCCTCGGCGGATAGCTGAAAGTCGCTGATCCGCATTGAATAGGTCTTGCCCTGATGCACCACCGGAACGAGGTCGAGCGTCGGAGTAAATCCGGAAATAAGCGGATCGAGTTCGGAGATCTTCATTTCGACCCTCTCATGCCATCATCACCACGCGAGCCTGGATATCACCGATGCCCACCGCGCCGCGCATGGTGTTGTCGCCCTGCGTCCTGGTCAGCGTGGCGAGGGTGGCGATCTGGCCCCGGCCCAGGACGATGTCGCTTCCGTCGATCAGGTCGAGGATGGCCCCAATCGAGGTCGTCGCCCTGGCGGTGATCCCGTGCGCCGCCTGGGTCGCCGCCAGCGTCGCGCCGACCGTGCCAGCCAGTTTGCCGTCGAGGCTCTGAGCGCCCTGCGTGGCGGTCAGCGTGGCCCTGGCGAAACCTTCGCCGCGCGCGTCCAGCGTCTGCGCCGCCTGCGTCGCGTTCAGCGCGCCGCCGATCCCAACAAAGGTCGATGCCCGACCGTCCAGCGTCTGCGCCGCCTGGGTGGCGTTCAGCGTGGCGGTTCGGACGGCGAAGGTGACGCCCGCGCCGTCCAGGCTCTGCGCCGCCTGGGTCGCCGTCAGCTTTCCGGCGGCGAGTGGCTCGCCTTTGCCCGCCAGCGCCTGTGGACTCTGTGTGCTGTTTAGCGAGGCGGTGAGGACGGCCTGGATCTGGCCGGTAAGTGACTGCGGAGCCTGGGTCAGCGTCGCCGTGCCCAGGATCGGATCGACCGTGCCTCGCGCCGTCAGCGTCTGCGCGGCCTGGGTGGCGTTCAGGCCACCGCCAATCCCGGTGATGACCTGGCCCGAGCCGCTGACCGTCTGGCCATCCTGCGCCCGCGTCAGCGTGGCGTTTACCAGCGCCCCGGCGATACCGGCGAGGCTCTGCGGCCCCTGCGCCATCGACCCGGCCAGGGTGTTCCCGGCGGTCGCCGCCCTGCCGTCGAGCGCCTGACCGGCCTGGGTCAGCGCCAGCGTGGCGTTGACCAGCGGTCCCGCCAGACCGGTCAGCGCATGCGCGACCTGGGTCGCCGTCAGCGCGCCCGTGGTGAGCGAACCCGCCTTGCCATCGAGGCTCTGCGCCGCCTGGCTGGCGTTCAGTTTGGCTCCGACCGGCACACCGGCCACGCCGCCGACGCCCTGCGCGGCCTGTGTCGCGGTCAGCGTCGCCGTCGTCAGGCCACCGGCCACGCCAGCGAGCGACTGCGGAGCCTGTGTCAGGCTCGCCGTGCCGGTCGTCAGCGCCCCGGCCTTTCCGGTCAACCCATGCGCCACCTGGGTGGCGGTCAGTGTCGCCGTGGTCAGCGTGGCGGCGACCGCTCCCAGCGACTGCGCCGCCTGGGTCGCGTTCAGCGTGCCGCTGACACCAAGCGGGCCGACACTCGCGAACCCGGCGAGGCCCTGCGCCACCTGGGTCGCGGTCAGCGTCGCCGTGGTCAGGACACCAGCGACGGCTCCCAGCGATTGCGGAGCCTGTGCCAGTGACGCTGTCCCGACCGCGACCGCCCCCGCGAACCCCGCGAGGGAATGGGCTGACTGCCCGGCAATCAGCCCGGCGGTCGCGATGGATGCCGCCTTGCCCGTGAGCGTCTGAGGCGCGGCGGTCTGATTGAGTGTGCCGCCGACGCTGACCGTGACGGCGGTGGACGAGGTCTGACCGGCCTGGGTCGCGTTCAGCGTGCCGGTGATCGTCGCCAGACCGGCTCCGACCGTGCCGCTACCGGTGAGGCTCTGACCGGCCTGGGTGATGCCAGATGTCGCCGTGGTGCTGTCGCTGAACGCCCGCGTCTGTGGCGTGAATGCGCCCGCGTATCTGGCGACTCCTTTGGAGACGCGGATCTCATCGAGGTAGCCAGGAAAGCCCCGGTTGCCTTCAGCGGTGTTGCCGATTCGGCAGGCATCGTTTGGCGCATAGAATGTGGTGGCGGCGGTTCCCGACGCGATGACGACGCCATCGGCGTAGACCCGAATGACGTTGGAAGCATCGCGATCCGCCGCGTAGTGGACCCAGGTATTAAGTGGTGGACTGTAATCCGTTCCGATGGCGGGGTTGTTGGACCCCGTCGTGCTGTAGACGAACTCAAGCCAACCGTTGTCCAGGGACAGCATCCAGCCGTTTTGAACGGTCCCGTTCCATTGCGAAACGATACATTGGCGATTGTTCGGGGTCGCCGTCGCGTAACCCCATGCCTCGACGGTGAACTGTCCGGAACCGAAGTGAAAATCCGTGATCTTGTTGTTGGCTTCGACATAAGTTCCGGCGAACGGAATCCACAGGCTCGCGTTGCCGAATTTCTTACTTATGGTGTTTGTTTGCGCGCTGTTGACCGATACCAGCGTGTGCGCGCTGAGAGAGCTATCCTTGAAGGCCAGTGGATTGATGCCGTCGTCGTCCGCGTGGCACAGCAACACCGTGTTGGCGTCGAGTGGCGTGTCGAGTGGTGAACCAAGTATCGCATCGACCCGCGCGCCACCGGTCGCCGCGAGCGTCTCGTTGGCCTGGACAAGACCGCTGGGTCCGACGTCGAACGCGACGAGTGGCGGCGTGAACGCGCCCCCGTAGCGAGCCACCTTGGAGACGCGGATCTCGTCGATGTAGCCCTGGAACGGGTTGCCGTTGATGCCGAGATTGCCAAGCGCCGGGGTGACGGTCGAGGCGAAGAAAGTTTCCGGAACAGAAAACGAGTTGATAACGATGCCGTCTCGGTAGAACCGGAGCGTTCCGCCCGCGTCTCGCTCCACCGCGACATGGGTCCAGGTGTTGAGTGGAATGCCCGCGTTGGTGGTGAACCTCGTTCCAATGGTCGTGTCGTCGCGGACGTATCTGAGAGTCAGTCCAGCGGTGTTGTCAGCGTAGAAGGCAATTCCCTGATTGCCCGATACGCCCGTGCCCTGATCGAATATCACCGAGTTCACGGTGACCGTCGCTGGCAGATAGATCCACGCCTCGATGGTGAATGGACCGGCCCCGAACTGAAAATCCTCGACGCTTCCGTAAACCGTTACATTTGAATTAGAGGCTGGTGTTGCCAGACTGGCGCTGCCGAATTTAGCGGTCGCGGTGGTGAGTTGTGAGCCGTTGACCGGAAACAGCGTGTGAACACTAAGAGAACTGTCGGTGAAGAAGGTCGAGCCGTCCGCACCATCGGCGTGAACCAGCAGCACCGTGTTCGTGTCCGGTGGTCCGAGACTGCCGGTGATCGGCGGCAGAGCGGCGACCACCGTGCCCGCGCCACTGAGCGTCTGATCGGCCTGGACGTAGGGACCGCCACCCGCGCCAGGATTGGGGAATGGCGCGGTGGGCGGCGTGAACGCGCCACCGTAACGAGCGCGGCTTTTTGTTACCCTGACTTCATCGATGGCACCGGGCCAGTAACCATTTGGATTAACCCAGCTACCGACCCTTACGGTTAGTGAAGATTCGAAAATAGGGACGCTGTCGGTTCCCGAGAAATACACCGTGCCGTCGATATAGAGTCGCACGACACCGGCTGCATCTCGATCCGCCGCGACGTGGTGCCACTCGTTTAGTGGAATTGGCACCGAGACCCGATGATCATTACCGGGATTGTAAAGCCCGTTGCCTGTCAAAAGCAGGGTCAGGTAATTGTTGAGGTCGAGTCCAAGCCACCAGGATTGATTATTATCGATACCCCATTTGGAAACGATGGCCTTATAGCCAACCGCGTCACCTTCGCCCGTGCGGTACACCCACCCTTCAAGGGTGAACTCGTCGTACCAGAAGTGGAACTCCGGTGCGTTGGGGAATTCAATTCCGGCGGTGACATCGTTGAGCCAGACCGATCCGCCGCCGAATTTCGCCAGGTTCGTGACAGTCGCGGAACCCAGCGACGACGCGGGACGTGCGTATCCCGAACTGTCAGTGAACGTGGTCGAACCGTAGGCTCCGTCCGCGTGAACCAACAGCGCGGTGATCGACTCGGGGTCTGGATCGGGGAGCGGCGCGGTCGGAGGCGTGAACGCACCGCCGTAACGCGCGATCCCATTGCTGATGCGAAGGTCGTCCAGATAACCAGGGAACCGATTGGCTCCGGCACCCGCGTCCTGACCACCGATGATCAGGGGCATGGAGGTGCCGCTATCTAAACTCCTTGTGACCGTCTGCTCAAAAACAACCGCGCCGTTGACATACATCCGCATCATTCCGGACACGTCTCGGTCAACGGCGATGTGTATCCAGGTGTTGAGTGGAGGAACCGTGTAGGAACTGGCGTAGAACGTCGGGCCGGGACCAATGAAGGTCAGCGCACCACTATACCAGGCGAAGATGTAGTGCCACTCGGCTGCGCCTGGACCCCATCTCGCGCAGATGACCGACTCGGAGGTGCCGGGAAGCGTGGTGAAATACGCCCACGCCTCCATCGTGAATGGCTGCGTGCCGATCCGGTAGAGCGGATGATCTCCCGCGTTGATGTAGGCCGTGCCGCCTGGGGCGGTGAAATCCAGACTGCTGGTGCCAAACTTAGATGCCGCCGTGGTGATATCGGCACCACCGCCAGCGGTCAGCGGATACGCGAAGGCCGAACTATTGGTGAAGCTGGTCGAGCCGTCCGCGCCCTCGCCGTGCAAAAGCAATATTGTGTAGGGGTCGAACGGCCCACCGGCTCCACCCAGCTCGCCCGTGATCGGCGGCAGAACCACCGGCTGGGTCGCGGTGCCCTGGCCGCTGAGTGTCGCATTGGCCTGGGTCCGGTTCAGCGTCCCCAGGATCGGCCCCATCGTGCCCGCGCCCGCGAGGCCATGCGCGGCCTGGGTCGCGTTCAGCGTGCCGGTGACGGCGGGAACGAAGTCCGGTGTGGTGATCGCAGCGGTACCAGCGCGGAAGAACACGTTGGAATTGTTCGTCGCGGAAACGGTGGTTTGCTGCCACTCAACTTGAAAGAACAAATACTCGTTGTTAAGTGTTAACGCCCCAGGCGACCACGAGATCGAACTGTTGGTATCGGTCGCCGCTGGCGTGATCGTCGCGCCGTTGGTGTTGGCGAGGAGTTGCGTGGGACTGGAGCCGTTGGCGCTGGATGATTTCCAGACCCGCATGTTGATCCGGCCCGAGCCGCCGGTCGTGCCCGCGCGCATGTTCCAGTTGAAGGTCCAGGCGGTCGCGGCGAAGGTGCCGTTCCACGGTCCCGAGACGAAACTGTCGCCCGCCGTGGTGATCGCCGTGCCGGTTCCCGGCGTCGGCCCGGTCGCGGCGGCGTTGTAACTCGCCGCCAGCGACGCGGTCGCCGGGTTCACCGCGCCAAGACGGCCTCGGTAGTAAGGCGTCGTCAGCGCCGTGCGCGATGGCTGGAAACCGTAGGCGGTATTCGCGCCGGTCGGCGCGGTGCCGTTTACCTGAAGGTTACCCCAGAAGTTCGGCGTGACCGCGTTGGTCGCCAGAACATAGAGGGTCTGGACGGCCATCGGTCAGGTGATCAGCCGTTGCCAGCCGCGATGGTGAATTGCGTCACCGAAACGGTCTGACCGGTAGCGATGTTGACGTTGTTTAAAACCAAATCCGTCGTCACGTCGCCTTGCATCACCGCTGGCACCGTTCCGGCGCTGGTATAAAGCCGCCAGTGAGTCGCCGCCGTGCCCGCGCCCGCGTTGGCGTGCCCCGTGCCGGTCCAGGGACCACCGTTGATGGTGGCCGAGCCGGTCGCCGCGGTCGTCAGGAAGTCGGTCGGCACCGCGATCTGGCACAGCATCAGGTTCGACGCCACGTCAGCCGCGGCGCAGTTGGCGGGCAGGGTGCCAGCCCAGATTTTCAGGATCGGCGTCGCGCCAGCCGTCGTCTCGATGGCGTTGATCTGGGCGTTCCGCAGCGCGTCCGAGTATTTCAGGGGCATGGGTTTCTCCTTAGATTCGATTGACCATCAGGGTGATCCCGATGTCCGAGAGTGTGAGGTCTTGTGGCCGGGGCGAAACGATTTGCAGCACCTCGCCCGCTTCCACGCGGCCCCCCGGCCCAGAGGCGGTGTGGCTGGTCTGGCTTTGCGGCGTGAGCGTCACGCTGCCGAGCGGCGTCGAGGTGCCGTTGGCGAGCCGGTTGAACGCGAACACCGCGTCACCGGTCGGGATCACATCCGCCCATGTCCGCGCGCCCGCGAAGTCCAGCGGCACGGTCACGGCGAAACCCATGGGAATGTTGACCGTCGCCCCCGCCGCCGGTCGGCCCAGGAACGGGAACGCGATGGGAAGCTGGCGCAGTTCTTCCGGCAATTGCGGATAGCCGATGGGGGGACCGGCGAAATCGACCACCTCGACCGCCACGACGGAGGGCGGCGCGACCACGTCGATGGCCTGGACCGGCGGGTTCAGCACCACATCGACCGTCAGGGTCGACGTCTCCACCGTAACGACTTCGACAATGGTGTCGGCGGTGCCACTCACGCGACGATGGCCGGGGTGAAGGTATGGGAGACCGGCGTGCTGTCGGTCACGTCAGCGGCGACCGTCACGGCACCCGCCAGCACGGTGGACACCTGACCCTCCGGATAGGTCAACTGGAGATCCCAGACACCCTTGACGGGCAGTTTGGCGCTCGCCGTGGCGCTCAGTGTCACCAGGATCGCGTTCGGCATCTCAATCGCGCAAATGAGCGGCGTGATATTCGCGCCCGCGTATTTATCGCGTATTTCCGCCTTGGCAACGACACCGGCCAGATCCGCTGGGATTGTTTTCCCCGCGTCGGCCCACAAGACGAAGCGCCAGCTACCAGAATCACCGCGGTAGAGCGCGAGAGGCAGGGAGCCTGGTGTCATGCGGCGATCCTCGCTGGGGCTGTCGCGTTCTGGCGCAGTTGCGTCGTGATGTTGTCCACCGCCGCCTTCAGGTCGGCCAGCGAGGACACCAGTTCGGCGGTCTGGGTGCGCGTCTCGGTCGCCAGCACCGACGCGGTCAGCGTGTCCGGTGCCACCCCGGCGACCTGGTTCAACGCGTCCAGCACCCGCTGGAAGTCGGACGCGTAGACCTCGCCCGAGCCGTAGACGTTGCGCGAGGCGTTGAGGAAGGTATCGCTGAAGCCAGACAATTGCTGGATCGAATTGTAATCGCCCGCGGCGGCGGCACCGGCCACGGCGTTGAATTTGTTCCGCGCCAGCGTGTACTGGTCTTGCTGCGACAGCGGCGAGGCGTCGGAGGTTTGCAGCCCTTGAGCGTAGGTCACCAGCGACTGGATGGCGTTCGCCGCGTTGGCCTGGGCATCCTTGGTCTTCTGCGCGATGGCGTCGTTCGACTCGGTGACGATGGCGAGCCGTTCCGCGCCGAGCGTCTGTTCCAGCAACGCGATGCGGCTGGCGTAAGCGGCGGTTGTCGCGTAGCTGTCGCCGTAAATGTTCAGCAGATTCCTGGAGAAATCCTCGCGCTCGTTGGCCGCGTTGATGTCGAAGGCATACAACCGCCTGTCCAGATCGGCGACACCCGGCGTGGCGTTCATCAGCCGCACCTTCAGCGCCTGGTCGCCGCGCGCCAGGCCGCGCTCCGCTTCGATCAGCGCGTCGGCGTACTGTTTGACGATGGCGACCCGTTCCGCGCCCTGCACGGTTTCCAGCCGCTGCATCTCCTTGGCGTAACCTTCCGTCGTCCGGTAAACCTCGCCGTAAATCCCCGCCAGGCTATCGCCGAACGACTCGCGTTCCTGACGCGCCTGCACGTCGAAGCTGAACAGCGCCTTGTCCTGGGCGCTCGCGCCAGAGACATTCATCTCGCGGACAGACAGGTTGTCGTTGATCTGCCGCATCTGCTTTTCTTGTTGCAGGATCTGATCGGCGTATTTCTTGACGATGGTGGCGCGTTCCGCGCCGAGCGTGTCTTCCAACAGCGCCATCTGCCTCGCGTATTCCGCCGTGGTTTTGTAGGCATCGCCCCACAGGCCGACCATCTGGTCCCTGAACTGGTCCCGCTGTTGTTGCGCGCCCTGATCGAATGATCGCAGTTCGATGGTCTGGGGATCGCCGCCTTGCGCCACCGCCTTGCGAATACTCAGCGTCGTGTCGAAATCGGAGATCTGCTTCGCCGCCGTGGCGGCGATCCGCGCCGCGCCATCGGCCTGGGCCCTGGTCAGCGCGTCGGTGGCGATGCCATATTCCTTCGCCTGGGCGATGGCGGCGTTGAAGCTGTCATTCATTTCCTTGAGCGCGTCGTTGACGCTGCCGGTCGTCTTACCGAACGCCATCAAGGTCGGGATCGTCGTATCGACCAGGGTATGATAATCGGCGATGGCCTTCTTCAGCGCATCGCTGTCACCAAACGACTTGTTTTGCAGGTATTTGTTCAGGATCGGATCGTCCGAGCCAAAGCGCAGTTTACTGAACCCGGCGTTCAGGTCGGTGATCTTGGACGGATCTTGATACCCTTTCGGAGAATTCGTCCCGATCTGACCAATGTCGCCAAGCGAGGATAATTTCAACGCCGTCGCATCGAGGTAATCGTTCAGGTTCTTCACATCATCCAGCGCCTTTTGGCGCTCCGCGTCGGTATCGACGCCCTGTCCCAGTGTTTGTCCCACCTCGGCACGGCCATCCTTGAGGGTCAGCAACGTGGATGAGAACGGCGAGGCCTTCTTGGGGCCGATCAGGCCGCCACCAGAACCGCCGATGATGCCGCCGATGATGGCACCGATGACGGTGCCGATGACCGGCACGACGGTGCCAATGACGGCCCCGGCGATGGCACCCGTGGCCGCGCCGATCATGGGCGCTGGTCCGGTCGTGCCGCGCATGCCCTGGATACCGCTACCGGCGAGACTGCCCAGCGCGAAGCCCGCGCCGATGCCAGCCACCGCGCCACCCAGCGTGGCTCCCCCGGCGGGCAATCCAGCACCTCCCGCGGGCAATCCGGAGGTCACCGGGCCGAACTGACCGCCGCCCAGGAAGGCCCCGCCATTGGCGCTACTGAAGAGCGAGGTGACCGGCGTATTGATGAAACTGGACAGGCCGCTGACGCCGCCACTCGCGTTGGAGAAGAACCCATCCGGCAGAAACTTGGAAATCGAGGAGCCAGCCGACAGAAGACTGCTGCCCTGACCAAGAAGGCCGGAACTCCCCGCCGACGCGCCTTGCGCCCCGGTCACGCCAGAAGCCCCACCGACCGACGAGGAGCCGCCCAGGCCGTAGGCGAACAGCACCTGATCCAGCGTGGTCCGGTTCTGCCCGCCGACCACCGCGTTGAGGATCGGATTGATGACCGCCAGCTTGACCACTTCCTGAAGCACGCTGGTCATCACGGCGCGGGCGACGTTGCCGAAATTGACCGCCGCTCCCTGGCCGCTGGTGAACGCCTGGGTGATCGCCTGGCCGACCTGGTCGAAGGCCTGGGTGGCGAGGTTGCCGACCTCCTGAATCGCCTGGGTGCTGATCTGCAATTGCGTGTTGGCGTCGGCCACCGCCGCGGCCAGGGCCAAAGCCTTCTTGCTCGCGTCTGAATCCAGATTGGCTCCGTTTTTCTGGAGTTCCTGGGTTTGCTTGTAGACCGCCAGTTCACGCGCGCGGACATCCACGCGGTCGTTGAGGGTGGCGGTTTCCTTGTTGATGTAATCCAGTTGCTGTTGCGTATCGAGGTTCTTCGCCGCCGTCGCGTTATCGACCCTGGCCTGGGTTTCCCTGGTGATCGCGGCGGTCAGCAGTTCGGTGGCGACCCGGTGTTCCTCGGTATTGGGCGCGACCTTCGATGTCGCCTCGCTGTAGGCCTGTGTCGCGATGGTGGCTTTGTGCAGCGCCTCGTAGCCGCCGACATAAGCATCGCCCAGCTTGTGGAGCGTCTCGGTTTGCCGGTCATGCTCGCGCACGGCGGCGGCGACCGGGCCGATGGCGTCGTCTTCCGCCTTGCGCGACGCCTCGATGGCCAGGGTCAGCCACTTAAGTTGTTCCGCCGTGCCCTGGCCTGATTCCTTCAGCAGATCGTAGGCGTGCGTCAGTTCCAGGGTTCTGTCGTGCGCTATTTTGAAGGCATTGGCGGAATTGGCGAGTTTTTGCGCGTCGTTGATATCAGCCGCACCACCCGGCTTCGTGGCCGTCAGCGTCGTCTCGGGCAAGGTGATCGTTGACGCGGTGGCCGCGACCAGTCCGGTGCCCTTGTAGCCAGCCAGCACCTTCCTGGCCTCATCCAGACCCTCCTGCGAGGCCTGGGTCTTGCCCTGAAGGATGGCGTCCATCTTCGTCTCGCCTTCGTGATAAGCGAGGACGCCAAGCGTGACGTCGCCATACTTGCGTATCAGGAACCCGAGATAGGCTCCTCCCGCCATGACGTTCTGCGTCGGATTGGAATTATCCGTCAGACCCTGAACGGTCGGGAAATCCCTTGGATTTTTCTGCATCCCGGCGAAGGTGCTGTTCAGTACCTGCATCGGGCCAACGGCACCGGTCGAACTGAGTTGCCAGGCTCCGTCCTTGAACACCCCCTCGGCCTTTTGCAGCCGGATCAACAGTTCGGGATCGAGGTTGTTGGCCGACGCGCTCGCCAGCAAAGCCGCGGCGATGTTGGCGGGGGCCTGGGTCGGGCCACTGGGGCCGCCGCCGCCAGTGAGCGATCCCAGGATATCGCTCAATCCGCCCGTCAGGCCGGAAGCGATCCTTCCCTTGAGGGCATCCAGAAACCATTGGGGCGGGGCCGGTATGTTGGGGATGAGAGCGGTGATCTCTCTCAATCCATTCACGATTGAGGTGAGTGCCTCTACGAATTTGGTCAGCAAACCAAGGATGGCACCGCCGATGACATCGGTGAACGGCTTGGCGGCGTCACCGAATTTCGAAAACGAGTTGAGGAAATCGTTCCACGCTTTCCCCAGCGGGGTCAGACCCTCCTCGGCGGCTCCATGCGATGCCTTCTCTATTTGTTTCATCATCGCTTCGAACGCGGCACCCTTGCCTTGCGTTCGCTGGATCAGGTCGATGGAGTCAGCCAGTTTCTGATTGAAGCCCAGTAACCCCTGGTCGGCGAATTCCTGCACCACGGCGGACGGCCCGTTCATCGCGTCGGCGAACTTCTTCGCCGCTTCCGGCACGGTGGTGCCCATCACACGCGCGGCGTCCTCGGTGATGCGGACGAGTTCTTCCAGATCCTTTTTCGAACCGGCGAACCGCTGGTTGCTGGCGAATGCGTTCGCCGTCGCCGTCGCGTCGCTTTTGTTCAGCGTGCTGGTACCGGCGACCTGTCTGCCGACCTCGATGACGGTCTGCCCCAGTTCCTTGTAACTGGCCTGGGTCGCGCGCAAACGCTCCTGTGTATCGAGCAACTCGCGTTGGTGTTTCTCCGCGGCGATGGTCATGGCACCGAGCGCGATGACGACCGCGCCAACGCCGATGACGACCAGTCCCAGCGGACTGACGATGGCGCGCAGCGCGCTGCCAAACACCGCGAAGCCGGTGTTGCTGGACACCGCCACGTCGAAAAGCTGGTGGCCTTGCTGGATCAGGGTGAGAAGGATCGGCTGGCCCGACGCGATGCCGGAAATCATCTGGCTGAACTGCACGGTCAATTGCTGGTTGGCGAACTTCAACTGACCCGCCGAATAGTTCGCGCCGTCCATTTTCTTCGTGGTTTCTTCGTGCTTTTTGCCGACACCGATGATCGCGTCGGCCTCTTTCTCATAAGTGGCGAGCGCCTGTTGTCGCGCCGCCGTGGCCAGCCTCGATGAACCGACGACCATTTTCTCCGCCTGGTCTATATCGGCGAGCGCCTTCTGGTATTTTTGCAAAGCCGGGAATAATGGATCGAGCGTGGCCTTGAATTTATCCAGACCGGAGAAAGTATCTTCAAGTCCTGACTGTCTCTCGTTTCGCGCGGCACCGTAAAGCGGATTACCGGCGGTCGGCTGATTGACGAACGGCAGACCCTTGGCGGCGACCTGATTATACGCGGTCTGACTGGCGGTCAGCTTCTTGAGCATCGCGTCCCTGGCAGCCATCGCCGCCTCTTCCTCCGTCATCCCCCTGACGGAGACGGCGGTGGCCTTGGTCAGCCGTTCGCGCGCCAGCGCCGCCTCGGAGAGCGTGATGACGTTCTTGGCCAGGGCGTCGTTGATCTCGGCCACCGACGCCGCCCAGGCCTTCTGCGCTGCTTCCAGCGGCACCAGTTTGGCGCGCAGCGCATCGACGTTGTTGACGACGGGCTTGATGCTCTCATTGAGCCGTTCCGATGCCGTCTTCATGAACGTCATCGCCTCGGCGGCATCCATGGTACCGGCCTTCACCTGGCCCAGCACACCGACCAGTTCCTTTTTACGAACCGTCAGTTCGGCGACCTGTCTGATCGCCTCATCGTCGGTTCTCCTGCCCTTCTGGTTCATCACATCGACGGCGAAAATCGCCGCCTCGACGCTCTTCAGTTCCTTGCCCAGAGCGTTCTGCGCGAAGACCAACGGGTCGAGACGGCCACGGTAGGCATCCGCCGCGGCGGCGGCTTTGTTCAGTCCCGCCGATGACAAAGTCAGAACGTCGGCGGCATCTTTACCCGCCTGGCCCACCCGCTTCAGCGCGGCGGCGTTCTCCAGGCTCTTGGCGATACTCTTGTCGAACTCGCGCTGCGCCGCCCGCGACGCCGCGCCGACCGCCGCCAGGCCCGCCTCGGCCTGGCGGCTGTCAACGATGATCTCGGTGACGATGCGTTGGTCAGCCATTGGCGTTGTTCCGCATGGTTTCAGCCATGCTTCTCAACCAGAGGTCATCCATTTTCTCGATCATGGTGACCTCCCACGGCAGCAGATGCATGCCCGACATGCGCGAGAACGCCTCGATGTCGGGCCATTCCAGCGGCGAAACGCCCATGCCGGAACCGCCCTTGCGACCACGTATCCGGTGGTAAATCTTCCACAGATACATCGCCGACATGGGAAATTCCGGCATCCACAGTTCTTCTTCATACTCGGCGCGCTTCTCGTTGCGCCGGGTGCGCTTCACCAGACCTTCCAGTGTGTCCCTGTAAGAAACACCCTGCTTGTCGGTGGCGCTTAGTCGGAATTCACACTCGGCGAAGTCGGTGAGGGCTGCGCCGAGCGTTTGGTAAAACTTTCATCGGAATTGAAATACTCCAGCAACTGCAAGTAAATCTTTCCGAATGACGGATCGAGCAACAACTTGACCACGTTTTCCCGACTATAAGGATAATCGTTGCCACTCAGCCTGACCGGCGTCCAGTCGAGCACGCGGATGGCGAAGCTTTCCGCGTTCTCGCGCCGCATCTCGTCGGGTGTGCGATCCGGCTCGATCCATTTGCGCCGGTTGACCATGGCCTGTTCGCGCAGCCGCTGCACCCGCAGCGCCTCGCGCGCGGCGATGTTCGCCGCTTCGATGGAACGCGGATGGCCTGGACCGGCCAGGGTCCAGATCCACGTCGTCACATCACCCGATTTCGGATGCACGATGGCCAGTTCATCGGTGTCGGTCGATCTCAGGTCATCGAGATCGAACGACCCGCCCCCGCTCCCGTTAAGTTCCCCGTTTTGCATGAAGTCTCCTGTTCCTGGTTTAACCTTTTATGTCGCACTGGTCTGGATCTTGATCATCGTGCCGTCCGTTTCCGGCGCGGTGATGTCCTTGCCAATCAAGGCCATCGGCACGGTGACGGACTGCGTGCGCGGCCCGCCTTCCTTCGCGTAAGCGGATTTCGTCAGCCCGCCGAGCGTCAGGTTGGGGATGTAGATGCTCATGAAACTTTTCGGTTCCGCTTCGTTTTCCACCGCCAGGATGGAGATCGAATATTGCGTCTCCGCGATGAAGTCCTGAAGCATCTGGAGGTCTTTTCGCAGACAGGTGAAGTTGATTCCCAGTCCCATCTGGCCGGTGAAAACGTCAGGCCCATACTTAATATTTCCTGAACCGAACACATCCGGCGACATCGGCGAGATGTCCATCGTGAGGTCGAACGAGGTCAGATCGACCATGTCCTTGCCGCCGATGCGGATGGTCGCGTCCACCACCGCGAGCGGCAGCGAACTGGTCGTCGTCGGCGCGGAGAAGACCGGTGAGGTGGCCGTGTCGTTGACCGCCATCTGACCCGTTCCGATACCGGACGGGTCCATGGTGATGATGCCGTTCGGGGCCATGCCCACGCGCATCGCGCCCCACACGAAATCACTCAGCACCATGCTCTGGTCGATGTCGATCTCGTATTCCTCGACCGTGAAGTAGCGTTTGATAAGCTGTGTGCCAGACTGGATCAGCTTCTTGCCGGGGCGGGTGACGGTGAACGCGGTATCCGGCGTGGCGTTCTGCGTCAGCCATGTTTCGGCGACCGTGATGACCGTCGCGGTCAACGCGACGATCCGCATGTTCCTGCCGTTATTGGTGACGCTGGAATGCCCGGTCAGGCGGATGACATCGCCCACCCGCAATCCCGCCGTGATCCATGAACCGGCGGCGGCGACGATGGTGGCGAGTACCGGGCCGGTCGTGTTGTAAGCGGTGGTGGTGATCGAGGTCAGACCGGAGGTCACCTCGGTGATCGACAGATCGGCGGCGGACAGCGTGTCACGCATGATCGCCTCGGCGATGACGTCGAAACTGCCAAGCGTGGCCTCTGAACTCCAGGCACCCGTGGTCTTTTGGATGCCGTGACGGCCACGTGTCCGCATGCCGTCATAGCGAACCTCGTTACTCTCGGTCGCGGCCTTGGTCAGGTCGCCACCGGCACCCCCGGCGACGCGCAAGACCTGTGCGCCAGCGCCAGTCGCGGGAACCCCAAGTCCGGTCTGCGCCTTGTAGGCGACGATTGCGTTGGATTGTGTTTGGTATGCCATGGCAACAAACTCCTGTGAGCGGGCCTGTCAGGCCGTGTAGTAGAAATCGAACGGCACGCTACAAAGCAGAATCGCGTAGTTTCCCGCCTCGTCCGTGGCCACGCTGTCGTACGCCGAAAAGTCAAGAGTTCTGACGGTCTGGCCGAGTTCCGGCACGCGGCCAAATTCAGCGCGCTCCATGAACAGCGCCAGCGCGTCGGCGACTTCCATGGAGGTGTCCATTCCCGTGTTCCACGGTGCCCAGACATAAAAACGGATCAGGCCGGGATGGATGTAGAGTTGATTGCCGCGCTGGCTGAACCCGGTCAGCGCGTTGTAGCCGCCGACGATCTCGCACTCGACAAACGGCGAGGCGGTTTGTTGCGGATCTTGCCCGTCCCAGTTTTCGTTCGCCCAACGCAATGGAAGCGCGTTGAAGTTGGCCTCAACATGCGCGCGGATGGCCTTGATCGCGGGTGCCAGCATTGATGACCTCGCTAAACCCTCATCTCGATTTCCAGCGCCGGGAAGCGATCTTTTGAGTCGTTGCCGTGGCGCGGTCCGCCCTGCGAGTGGAAGCGGCCTTTTTTGTTTCGTTTCGGTGAACGAGCGACGACCGCCTGTTCCACCAGCGCGCCCTCGACGTTGCCGCGATAAGTGAAACGAATAATGGCGATCTTGCCGTACATCCTTTGCAGATCGCGCGCGGTGACCTCGTAGACGCCATCGGGTGCCTGGGCCGAGAGGCCGGGACGGCGGTGGCTCAGTCGGTTGCGGAACCGCGCGTAGGGCGTGCCCTCGATCTTCCTGGCGTAGGGTTTGACGTTGACGATGACGACCTTGTCGCCCTTCTTGATCTCGACCTTCTCGCTTTCAAGGTGCGCGTCGCGGCGCACGTCGTTGACGTAGAGCCAGTGGTTGTCGCGGTAGTGGCCATGTCTGCCGGGGCCGACCGGCGAACGGGTGATCAGCAGCCGCAGCGCCTCGTCCACGACGTTGGCGTGCATGTGGAAAATCGTGTCGGTGTATTTCAGCGCCTGATCCAGCGCGCGGCCTGGCTGGCCGTCCACCAGTTGTTCCACCTCGGCGGGTGAGCCGAACTCGCGTATGATGAGATCCTGATTGATCGCCGTCAGCCGCTTCGTCTCGCTGATCAGCGTCTGGCGGGTGTTGACCCGGATGATATCGATGAAGTCGGTGACCGCCCGGGGCGTGAAACCGGATGCCGTCGCCATCAGGCCATGCCCATGACTTGCATGATGTGTTCGGCGATCACGCCGCCGGGAGCGGCGACCTGAACGCCCTGCACCGTGTAGACCGTCTCGGCGATGACGATCTGATCGCCTCGCCTGACAGGCGCTGGCCAACCGCTGGCGGCGATTTCCTTATTGCTGATCCGGACATCCACGCGCCCCTGCACGACGCCGCCAGTGGCCTCTCCAGGCGCGGTGAAGGTGGGCACGCATTTCAGCTTCACCTCGACCCGCGGCTGGGTACGGGTCGCCAGCCGGATCAGCGTGCCGGGTTCGCCGACCCGCTCGATGGCGTTGGCCACCTGGGCGGCGACGTAATCGCCCTTCGCCGTCACGAATTGAATTCCTGAAACGGTCTGAGCATCTCGCAGATTTCCGGCGGCAGACCGGCCTGACCGGGAGCGGCGGGATTGTTGTATTCCTCGCGCAGCACGCCAGGGATGTCCTGCGAGCGCAGGAACCGGTCACGGCCAAAGGTGTCGTTGCGGATCTTCAGCAGCGCCAGACACGCCGCCTGAAGATCCGGCGGCAGGGCGTTCTGATCGTAACCGCCCGTGTAAGTGATCTCCAGGCTCATCAGCGCGGTGTTCGACCAGTGCCAACTCCAGTATGACCGCTGCCCCTCATTGAGCCGCCACAGCCGCCCGCGGTAGGCGTCCAACTGGTAATCATCCACGGTCAGCGGCGGGTCTTCATCGACCGAGCCGAACGAGACGATCTCGGTCACCGGATAACGCCGCAGGGTCAGGGGCCGGATCTCCACCGAGACATCCGGCAGGTACCAGTAATCCGCGCCATGCCACGTCTCCGTGACCGTCTCCATGACCAGGGTGCGATTGCAGTGCCGCGCGATGTAGACGCTCGTCTCGCGTATCCAGCGGGCGAGGCGGGCATCGTTCTCGTCGGTATCGATGCCGAGTTCTTCCTTGGCGATCTCCAGCGTCGTCAGGTCATGCGACGCCGCCGGGGTGACCACCTCGATGATGGTTGATTTCATAACCGTGACACCCGCCGGAACGCGAACGAGGTGATCCCCTCGCGGCCCAGGATCGTCTCCACGTCGCTGACCTCAAGCAATTGCCAGCCCAGACCGGCCATGAATTTTATCAGGCCCCACCGGGTGAAATACCAATAGTGTTCATCCTTGCGATAGTGTTTCGATAACAACACATCACCGGGACCGGTGAATGCCGGAATGGCGATGAACACGCTGTCCTCGACCTGTTCCAACAGCTTTGGGAAATCGGGAATGTGTTCCAGGCTGTCCCAGAACGACATCGCCAGGCACGGCTGGCGGTAGGGGTTCCACAGCTTCTCCTGCGCCTTCAGCCAGGCGATGCCCGCCGGGTTCACGTCATGACCCCAGGTGAACGGTCGCGCGTTGACGAAGGCTCCGGAGCCGATGCCGATATCAACGAGATGGCCGGTGTAATGTCGCGCGACCAGCGCGATGCGCGCGACGTTCAGCCGCGCGCCCATCTCGGTCTGGGCGTAGCCCCGATATTTTTCGAAGTAGGCCTCGTCATAAATCTGCGT